ATTCCTCCAAACAAAAAGGGGAGGGCCTTGCGACCCTCCCCTTTTATTTATCACAAGTTGATCAGGTACGCGACTCGACGTTCATGTCGATGATCATCTTGTTCGGCTGCATAACAACCGGGGCCGCGAAGTAGAGCAGCGCAAACTGCTGCTTCAGGGCGCGCGGCACGGGCAGCGGGCGACGCATCATCGGCAGGAGCTCAAGCATCTGAACGATGCTGGAGTTCCACTCCGAGATGATGATCGGGGCCGCGTCCGGGCGAACCTCGAGGAGCATGTCGTGCGACGTGCTGCCGCCCATGCCCGCCGAGTTGCGCGGGAACGAGCCAGCCGGGCGGAAGCGCGAGATGTCCGGAGCGTCCGCGCCGGAAGCCACCGACGCCGCGAAAACGCGGACGTAGCGGATCGACTTCGAACCCTGACGGGGAACAAGCGCATCGGCCATCGTAAAGGTGACCGCACCACCCTCGATGACGTCATCGACAGGGCCGATGATGCCAGTCGGGGTCGTGCCCTCGTCACCGACGATCTCGAACGCGAAGTACCAGTCACGAGCAGCGTCAGCCGCCGTGAAGTTACTGCCGGCGACCGGAGCAACCGTGGCATTGACCGACGGGAGGACCGGGTCCGGAGCCCCGTCGCCAACGGCGGTCGGGATCGGGGTCTTACGACCGCGATCGAGGAAGAACAGGGGCATGAGCTTGACGACGTTACCGAACGGCGTCACGAACTCGATGCCATCCGCGCCGAGGCGGAAGTTCTTCGTGCCCTCGTTGTACTTCGCGCGGGCGTACAGGTCGAGCTCCTGCGCGAGGTTACGGTAGTGCTCGGACGTGACGAAGCAGACCTCGGGGGTACCCCAGCGCGGTCCCTGCTCAATCAGAGCGGCGAGCTGCTGAAGGCGGTCGGCGTCAACGCGAGCACCATTCGAGTTGAGGAAGTTGGCCGGGGCCTCCTTCTTCACCTGCGAGATAATGCCGTCCCAGTGGTTGGGCGAGAGCGAGCTGTCAGCCCAGAGGACCTGCTCCTCGATCTTACGCGCGAGGTGCAGGGTAGCCTGCTGCGTGCGCATCGAGAGGAGGTTCTGGTTGGCCAGCGTACCCGTGATCATCGTCGCCACGTCGGTGACTTCGAAGTACTCGGTCAGGTACTTGATCTGCGCCACGGCGCGGCGGTACGACGCCTCGCTCAGACCGCCGACCGAACCCTCGCCGACGAAGCCGTCGAGGCCTTCCGAACCGTTGGTCACGATCTGCGCGTACTCGTAAACCGTCGAGCCCCACGACTTACGCGGGATCATCTTGAACAGCTTCAGGTGCTTGTCGCTGAAGGTGATCGAGGTGAGGACGTTGTCGATCGACTGGGGAACGAGCGGGGCAAACTGGCCCTGCGGCAGGTCCTGCGAACCGAACGGAACGCCCTGCAGCGGGTAGTTAACGCCCTCAGCCTTCGAGAGCGAAACGCCCGCGCGCTGGAGGTCGGCATTGAAAAGACCCGACTTCACCATCGGCTCGAGGTTACCAACCTCAGCCTCGGCAAGAGCATGGGCCATCTTGGAAACGAGTCCGCCGCCATTAAGAGCGTCGGCCTTGAGCGACTCGAGATCAAACATGTGGTTTCTCCTTACAGGCTGATGCCGACGCTCTTGGCGAAGGCGGCGGGGTCATTGGCCGAGGCGGCGTTGGCGAGGGCGGTAGCAAGCTCAAGACGACGAGCGTCATTCGTGCCACCAGCACGGAGCTCGGTCGTCAGCTTACCGACGAGGCTCTTGCGCAGACGAACAATGTCGTCCGGCGAGTGGCCAGCGGCGAGCTGATCGTGGGGCGAGGGAGCGCTGGTGACAGCGCCGATGACCGACTGGGGGACGGGCGTGGCAGCCGCGCGCGGCGCACCACTGAGCGACTTCGCGATCTCAGCGTTGCGCTGGTCGAGCGACGTCAGGTGAACCGTCAGCTCCGAAATCATCTCGCCAATGCTGACGAGAGCCTTCGAAAGCTTGCTCGTCTCGGCCTTGACCTCAGCAACGGTGGCGTTGAAGAGTCCGGTCAGCTCGAGACCGGCGGTCGCCGGGATAATCGGCTGGACGGGCTCAGCGACCGCCGCCTGCGACTTGCGCAGCTCTTCGAGGATGCCCTCAAGCTTCTTGACGTCGATCGTCGAGGCCTGCTCGAGATCGTTCTCAACCTCGCCAGCCGAGATGGCCGACTTCACCAGATCCATAGCCTGCGCCTCGGGGACCTGAAGGTCCCGAAGCTTCGCGAGTCGCTCGCTTGCTTTCATGATTGCTCCTTAGGGTGTAGCTGGGTCAGCCAGCCATGATAACATCTGCGAGCTTCTCGGCCTGCTCCCAGGTCAGGTGTCGAAACTCTCTAACAAGCCGGTTGGTGACCTGATCCTTATTCAGAAGTGTAGGATCTGCGTCCACTGCAGCCATAACTGCATTAACAGTCGAACGACTATGTCCGCGAGCGAACATAGAAGCTGCGATATCCATCCACGTATCCGGATTTTTAGGAACAGGGCTAATAGCGATAGACATGACCTGCGCTTTAGTAACTCGCTTGCCCTTTCTGCCGCCAGGGAGGACTCGCCCTTCGATGGAAAAGCCCAGTGTGCGACGTCCACCAGCTTCGGCCATTGCTTTCTGGGTGTCGTAAACGAGTTTCCCAAAGGGGCGATTGAGATAGAGCTGTCCGCTAACGCGGGTCGCAAGCTTGCCGCTAGAGAGTCGAACTTGCTCGACCTTCTCCGGATAGCCTGCCAGGCGACTGATGTCGACTGGGTGCTCGTACGTAAAAATGCCCTTGTTCAGACAGAACGACCAGTCCAGTCCGGTCTGGTCGATCTCGTCCTCATCCGCATCGGCAGCTTCGCTAGAAGCGACGCCGCTGATCGGAGCGAGCAGCTTGGTTTCTCCATCACTGCCTGACTTGGCTATCGGAGACGACACCGTAATGTCGGCAGGAAGCCAAGCCAAGAAATCGCCTGAGGACTGAAGTGCTACGTACGAAGACATGCGTTAACTTTAAGATTCTCCGAAACCCGAAGCTATAAAATGCGTTCACGCGGGCTTTGTCAACGGTGGAAGTCGCCTTCCATCAACAAAAGCCCCAACAGTATCGATATCGAACTGCGGCGGCGCGACCTCATTTTCCAAAATCTTCTGAGCTGCTTGTGAGAAAAATGCGTTAAGTGGCAGGTCAGCAATAGGTGTCGCTAGAGGTTCGAGACCTCGTTCTGCACGAATTTCGTTTGGCGTGCGGTACGTAGTGATCGCAGACATGTCCATGTCATGGCGCTCACGCTCGTTACTCGCATCGAAACCGGCGAACTCGAACTTAAGCTGGGGCCACGTAGGCTTGATGACGTAGTAGTCGATCCAAGTCTGGATTGCCCTGAGCAAGGGTCGAAGGCCACGCTCCTTCGACTGAAGAATTCGATCCGTGGGGGACGCATTTATCAGCTGCGAGCGCATACCCTCAGCTCCAAAAATGTAACCCATCTCAGAGGGATCGATCGCATAAAGCGAGCAGGCGACCTTCAGGAGCCAGTTAATCCACTCGGCGAACTCCATCTCAGCGTTCGATTTACCGAGGGTGATGGCCTCGAGCTCTTCCTGAAGCTGGTTGGAGAGCTGAATAACTGGGACTCGCTTAAAGTTGCGACCGCCCGCCATCGAAGTCTGAATCTCTCGCCGGAACTCGTTAAATCGGTTCTGGTCCCAAGCGGACTTCAAGACGAGGGCCGTGTGGGCGTGAATACCGGTCGTGAAGTTGACCTGATTGAAGGTCTGAGCGTTCACAAGGCCAGTGATGATCGTAGCCAGCTGCTCAAGCTCAGGGTGCCCATAGCCGGAAAACTTGATGTTCGATCGCGGACGGCGAATACCCCAAGCCATGTTCCCAGGCTCGTAGTAGTTCACGATCTCGCCAGAGTTCATGACCTGGACGAAGCCCTCGTTGAAGTCCCAGCGACCGTAGCGTGGAGCAGGCTCTCCGCCATAAATCTCTTGGGTAGGGATAGCTCGGCGAATAGTTTTTGGATCGACTGGGATAAAGGCGTACGGGGTCCCGTCCTTCTCCCGGATGATTTCAAAGTTCACCTGATCGTAGGTGAGGGTGTCCGGGACGATGACGCGCAGGAACTGCTCGAAACCGCCCGGAAGCCACTCTGCGCCGGCGCGCGAGATAACTTCGGCGGCCTTTTCGATCGCCACGCGATCTTTTCTGAGGGGGAGCGCTTGGCGCTTTTCCATCCGCAGGCGCCATCCGATGTCGATCGGATTTTCCTGCGCCCGCGCCCAGTCAGTAGCTTGGTTTGTCCGCGTCTGCAGGATGCCTGCGATCTGCGGAACGTTGGCCATCTGCTCGAGCATGTCATACGTGATGCTGAGCGTTCCGTAGTGATAGTCCCCCGTCGACCCGGTGCGGGCCATCAGGTGCGCGTCGTTGATAAAATCAGCGTTGGCGGATCGCGGGGGGGAAACCGCAACCCACCGGCGCCCGACCTTCTTCACTTCGGTAGAGGTTGGCTTGGTGGGTTGCTCTTTCACTTGATTGCCTTTTCCAAGAGGGTGCTGAACCGAGTTCCGAGGGTGCGCGTTGCGGCCTTAACCGCGACCGTGATCTCGGAGGGAGTGTCGTCCGCTGCGACGGCGTACAGAAGCTGCTCAGCTCGCTTGTACCCCATGTACTTGCAATAGTCCGCAGACTTCTTCAGCTGCTCGACCGCTCGCCCACGCTGCCACTCAGCAAAAGGATCGTAGGACTTGCTCATCGAGCGCATACGCTGCTTGACCTGCTTGATCTTGGAGCGGACGACGCTCATCTCCTTCTCAGAGGCACCCTTGTTCTTCATCTGGCTGAGGCGCTCGCGAAGCTTTCCGACGAGGGCCTTAGCCTGACGATGCTTGGTCTTTGGGTCCGACTTCTTGCCCTTTCCGCTTTGAGAGCGATCCTCGTCTGGCTTGCCCTTATCGCTCTCAACCTCATGCCACTTACCGCCGCGCTTCTCGACGACGGTACCGTCAGCGTAGCGAGACACCGCTCCTTCTGGAGCGGCCTGAGGGCCCGGCTTGTCACCGGCCTTTATAATTCCAGCCTCAAGGGCTCGAAGCATCCCGTTACCGTCGCAAGTCAAGGCGAGCCCGAGGGCCTCAACGACTGATTGCGGCCGGATTGTCCCGCGCAAGCTGGCGAGAACGCTGGCTGCCAGAACCTGCCGGACTTTGGGGTCGGCCAGAAGGTCGCGGGGGAGCTCCGGACGCTCTGGGAGCTGCTGGAGGGGCTCCGTCCTTTTTGAGCTTTCCAGGGGCGCTGAAAGCCCGGGGGAGGGGGAAGCAGTCTTCGACTTCGCTTCCGCAATCGTCGTCGTCGAGACAGACTTTTCGGTCTGGCTCGGGGAGTGGGTAGGCAAGGGCTCGCTGGAGTAGATCTTTTCCACGCTGAGAGAGGTTCCGCATTCGCTAGGCTCCTTGTTTACAGCAGCAGAGACTTGCTGCGTAAGGCTTTTCAGAACGTCAGGTGCGACGTCCTTAAGGTACTTTGGCGTCATGTAGATAGCGATGCCCTCCGGCACAGGCGGAGGAGTCTCGGACTTCTTCACCTTGCCACGGGACTCCATCTGCTTGACGAGTTTAGCAGACCAAGACTTTCCGGCGTTTCCGCCCCAAAGCTGCCAAGCGACCCAAGCGGGGGAGGTCTTGTCTCCCAGCGTCCGCGAGCTGCTGCCAACCGAATGGCGGGCGAACCACGCGTTCATCTTGCGAGCCTTGGCAGGTGAAATTTTCTGGCCAGCCGCGAGGCGGCGAGCCCAAGCCACAGTCGCGCTGACAAGACCTTCTCCACCGTGACCCTGCTCCTTGAGCTTCAAGCCAGCGCGGCAGGCGGACCTGACACCTGCGGGAGGTGTGAAGTTAATACCATCGTACGACTTTTTGAGATCTTCTCCGCGCGTGTCGGACTCTTCGAGATCGGACTCGGCCTCAGATTCATCGTCAGAATCGGATTCGACATCCGCTTCTTCGCTGTCGGCACCCTCCTCGCCTTCATCTCCAGACGATTCGGCGATGTCGCCCGCCTCGTTGAGGACCTCATCCACCTCTTGATCAAGATCCATGCCCAGCCCCCGATTTTCGATGTAGTCCTCGCGCTTTTTGAAAGTGTCGGGCCAGTACTGATGCCCACCAGCTTCGTCCACGGCGGCAACGGACATGGGAACTGGCATGTAGACCATTCCGTCCGGGGATTTTCCGTGCCCGTAGTTGCGGGCAACGGCGTCCGAGACGTTCATGATCACCTGATTAACGGCAGACATCCCTTGATGGAAGTCGGAGTCCGTCATCTTAACCGGGACGCTCTTGGACATCGCGTCCGCAGCCCTGCGAAGGTTGGCGTGATGTCGTATTACGCTAAAATCAACATTTTTCAGACCAACCGTGGCGAAAGCCTCGGTAGGCTCGGCGAAAGAGCCTCCGTTGGCAGCGTAGTCCGCAAGGGCTGGATCGTAGATATTCGAGATGAAGGCGCCCTGTGAGGGGTGCTCCACCATGAAGTGGAAGCGGTTGGGGTGCATCGCGTCACGCGAGTCAGCCTTCTCGATAAAGTAATCGAGGGAGTGCGACTTCTTCATATCTCCGCGATAGACCCGCATTT